AATCTCAACGGCTGGGGCTGTGGAGGCGGCAGCACCACTTAACGCACCAGTATTAGCAAGATAAGCACCACCGGCAGCAGCACCGACGGTATACCAACCACCAGGGATCTCTTCGTTTACAAAGTCGTCGACATCAGAGCCGACATCTTTAACGGTATCAATTACTGGCTCAACTACGTCAGCAATGGCATTTGTTACTGTTTTAACTGCACCACCCATTTAGGTCTCCATGATCCAAGTGTGAGGGCGAGCGTTGTATTTACGCAACACTCTAGCCCATCCTTTTCTGTCAGATTGAAACATCACTTTCTGACAACCTACTTCTCTTGCGAACCATTTAAGGTGTTCTATTCCTTCGTCTAGGTCGGCTTGTAACCACACGGCCCAGGCAAAGAAGGTCTTCTGTTGATGTTGCTGGCCAACAAAAAACCCGACCACCTCTTCGTCCTCTATTCCCAAAACACATATCGCCTTGCGGTTCTGGATGGCAGAGTAGACATCCTCTGGAATCCAGTCCGCAGTAGGCGTTTTAAGCAAAACCTTTTCTAGTCCTGGCTTTATTTCACGCCAGTAGTTCTTGAGTTCTTCCGGTTGTAAGACTTTGGGTATCAGAAGAAGCCACCAAGTAAACCGCCCAAAGCACCACCAGCCAACCCGTAACCGGACGGGCTTGTGAGGCTAAAAGGAGATCCGCCCAAGAAAGACCCCAAAGCCTGACCACCGAGGTAGCCAAGTCCTGCGCCGGCCACGCCGCTCATAAGATTGTTCTGGGGGAGTTGGGTGGTTTGCGTGCCGTAAGAACCCAGAGGCGTTCCGTAGACTGAAGACAAATAGCTCGCCAATTGCTGTTGCGGCAACTGCTGGCCAAACTGGAATCGAGCCATTTCCTCTTGTAGAGGCTGGGCGGCAATAGCCTCACGCTGTGCGCCAATCTGAGCCAACTGTTGAGATGGCAGGAACTGTTGAGCATAGAACTGTGGAGCCATAGCACCCAAGGCGGCTTGTTGGCCTAGTGCCTGCTGTTGGAGTCCACGCTCACGGGCGTAGTCTTGATAGGCAATGTTAGTGGCAACGTCACCAATGGCACGAGAAGTGGCCTCTTGAGCCTGTGCAATCGCACGCTCCTGCGCCCCAGATCCGTAACGCCCAGCCCTAGAGAAGGCCGACTGAAGGGCAGGGAGGGTGGATTCTGCGAACTGTTGCTGGAGAGGACGTGTAGCGGCTTGGATAGCGGCTTGTTGGTAGGGAGAACCCTGAAGGAACCCACCACCAGCGATTTGTCCAATACCACCCAAAGCCTGTTGGTAGGCTTGCTGACCCTGTGCAAACAAAGGAGAACCGGCACGGGCCAAGTCTTCCTGCTGTTGCAGGGCTGCTAGAGTCTGTTCGCTAGGCGAGACAAAGGTTTGACCCTGGAAGAAAGTTGGTTGGGGGCCGGTAAGAAATACCTCTTTAGCCCGCTCAAGACCAGTAGTGAGATACGGAAGTAGAGCTGGGTCAATTTGCGAGGTTGTGGTCTGTTCAGCCATATCGCTATCCTATCAAAATATAAGCGTAAGTTTTGGAGGCTGTGTCATTCGCCCAATGGCTGATAACAGCACTTCCGTTGGTTTGAGAACTAACATAAACATTCGAGTAAGCCTGGGGTGCTACATAATCTACAGAGATCACAGCAGCCGGAATTGCCGGTCTTGGGATAGCCCCATCAGCAGCAAAATGCTCTAGCGACACCCCAACATCCGACACCGAACCAGCAATCTCTACATAGTCTCCAGCCACTAAGTTCACATAGAAACTCTTGTAGCCAGTTAAATGACTAGGGTCTCCGGTAGACTTCCTTGCTGGAATACCGAACCGGCTTCCAGAATTAGTGATGTCTGTACCGTTCTTCCGAATCCACACGTCTGCATACTGAGCATCGTTTGTGGTGTTCTGTAGTTGCAGGGCAAAAGATATGTTGTAAACACCTGGATTCCTGACGTTTATCCTCGTTGTGTTTGAGAGATAAACCCCGTTACTAATTTCAGTTGTGTCCCACTGCACCACCGCAGAGGTTCCGGTACTTGGAGCCGTCTGGTCATTGTTGTTAGAAAACTGACCATAAGGCGCAGCGTCTGACTCTGCCGCATCCGAGAACGGGATTAGGACGATTTTTGTATCTACAGAAATCCGCTCGTCTACCAGACTTGTAGTCGTTGCGTTACCCGTGTTCAGCGTAACCGTGCCGGTGTTATTGGTCTTGCCGTTCATTACCCCGTTAAGGATCTCGGCAACGGCCCGTGAATCACCGCCAAACGGAGGTAATACTCTAAACATTACCGGCCACCAGCAGGTTGAATCTCAATATCCACCCCAATAGCGGTAGACCAGTTATCTCCACTAGGGCTAATTTGGAGACGATGGTACTTACCGTAAGACCTAATCCCAACCCTGTTCTCAGCACTAGCAGCGGTCTGTGTCCCAAATGTAGGGGTCTCACTTAGAACCAACCTTGATGCTACGGCGACACTTCCAGACCCGCCATCAATTAGAGGCTTGGCCATCGTAATCATGGTGTTCTGTCCGTCTGTCTGTAGATCAGCAGTCTCAATGGTCCCAGTCTTAAAAGACCCAGAGAAGGTGATGATCTTTGTGTCCCGAACACCGGCTAGGTTTAGTTTCCCACCCAGCCAAACCCTAGAGTCCAAAGAGGTGTCCAAAGCATCTATCGAGGCTGAGAAGGTATCCAACCCCTCTAAGGCAATCGCAGGGGTAGAAGAACTAGCAATCCTGTCTACCGTCGTGTTAATAACCGACCATCTTTTGGTGACAATGTGATACACCAGAATCTTTGTTGTCTCTGCCTGGGTCGGATATGACCACATTACGAGGTTACGCTCTGGGTCTACAGCAGCCGACATTGAAGTCAGAGATGCTTCACTTGCATCCCCAAAGAAGAATCGGTTTACCTTCTCTGCGCCAATCGGGACGATGTTCTGCCCATCACAAGCATAGAACCCGTCATCAGACAGGAAGTATGTAATACCCTGCCACTGGATAACAGAGTTTGCTTCGTAACACCCAAGGTTGCGAGAGATGTTGTCAAACTGAAATACAAGTGGAGTTCCGACATAGCTCATGCGAACAATTGACCGCTCCATAAGCACTAGGCCAAACTCACCACCAGTAATCCCACGAACCTCGCCACCATCAGGGATGTCCTGAAAGTCGGACTGAGTTACAGCAGACGAACTCCAGGTCGTTGGGTCGTTAATCCCAGACCACTGCACCCGATTTGTATTCCCACTTTCCCAGCCAGAGACAACAAAGTCTCGGACTACAGTGACAAACTTAGAACTCGGAGCGCCAGCATCCAAGTCTACAAAAGTGGTGCTTGTCGTAGAGAGATCCCAGTATTGCAGCGTATCTGCGCCATTAGCGGCGATAAGACTGCTTCCAAACTGGGTAAACCTCCAGCGTTCAGAAGATGTATAGCCCGTTGTTATTGCCGAGACATCATCCAAAGACAGGTCTGTTGCGTCGAGTAGAAAGAGCTTTGTAGCCCCGCCTGCAAAAATCTTGGTTGCGCCAGTAGAGTCTTTAGCGGCCACCACATTGTTTAGGTTTTCAGAGGCAGCACCAGAGTAGTCCACCCCGTTCGGAAACGGCCCATAACCAACAGCCTTTGGATACACGTTTTCTGCTTTTGTCAGCGCACCCACTAGTCCTGGCTGGTCAGGTAGCCACTCACCAAAAGTTACCCTTGTCTGAGCCATGTATCGCTTCCACTAGAAATTGTTGTCCAGGTGTTGCTACCAGCACTCACCTCAGTCCATGTATTGGTGTCAGTAGTAGCATCAGTCCAGGTCTCTGAACCGACTACCGCATCTGACCATGTATTCGTATCTACTGCGCTGTCAGACCACTCTTCGCCAATCTTGTACAGATTTGCGTACAGGTCTCCGTTAGCGGCTATCTGTCCGTTAGTTGCGTAGGTTACCGAGACCGCCGAGACTACAAAGGCCTCAGAGAGGACAAAAGCGACAGCAAAAGCCTCTAGGTCTGCATCTGCCACGACTTCAGCCACAGCAGATATTGCACCGCTTACAGTCCTGAACCTGTCTGCGCCAGCACTTACGTCCCCAGCAGCAGAGATGTCTGCAACACCGGAGGCAATAAGGTTCGCCTGGGAATCAACAGATGCCAAAGCCGTCAGGATCGCTTCTACAGTCCTGAGCCTGTCAGCACTGGCCGATATATCACCGGCTGATATAACCGCACCAGAGACCGTTCTAAGCCTGTCTGCAACCGTGCTTACATTGCCTGTGGCGTCTAGCACCACATCGGTAAACATCAACTTGGTAAATTCTGCCGCCACATCACCGGTACTATCAATCGCACCGGAAACAGTACGGAACCTGTCTGCTGCGGTTACTACTTGTGCATCTGCGGTAATACTTCCTACTACTTGGAATGTTGCGTTTGCTACTACATTTATAGTGCCACTTGCGGCCACCGAGCCTTCACCGAACATGATGCAGGTGTTCGGGGACTCCCAGATCTCGCTATCGAGACTGAAGGGAAGAGAATCTAAATCGCCAAACTGGTCAAGATCCTCAAGCGTGAAGGGGCCACAGATGTCTGCCACATCAATCCAAAGTCACAGTCAGCGAACCAGTAGAGATCTTGAGAATATCGCCGGTCTCAATGGTCTTGGAGGTGGTCAGGTCGGTATACATCAGCAGGTTGCCAGCAGTATCAGCGTCGTGGATACCAATAGCCACAACCGTACCCCAGTTGGCCGTAGCCTGGGGGAAGGTCACGTCGGAGTCAGAGGTCACTACGCCGTCAGAGGCCGTAGAAACGCTCAGAGCTTGACGGGCATAAGATCCACCAGAGACTTCAGTACCACCGCCAGCATCACTAGGAGCCACGGTGTACAGACCGACATAAGTCGTGGTCGGAGAAGTGTAGGTGGTGTTGTTGAGAACGTGATCAAGGATCTTGTTCTCTAGGTAGTTTGAAAATTCAGCCATGATTACCTCGTGGTCACAGACATTTGAAGGGGTACACCAGAATACTCAGAAGCATCGTCTGAGTCGTTCAGAGAAGCCACTGCGTTGTTATATAGACTAGACCATACCTGGAGCCTTGCATCGTTCATCAGGTATGGCTCGGCCTCCAGCAAAGCACCGTAAAGCAGCGCATCTGCACAGTTAGCCATGAACACGTTTGAGGTGTTTGCGTCACTCAAAGCCGTGGGTTTTGCGTAGTACAGCATCGAGACCGTGTAAGCGGTATCAGGGGCCGGAGCCAGTTCAAACTCTGCGCCACGCATTGTGTAGAACACAGGCCGTCCAGACTCGTCAGCTCGTGCATCCCTTGAGAAGGCAGAAGGCGACAAATAGGTCAGCGGAGTTCGAGGGTTCCC